GTCGCTTAGCAGCTTTACTGCCTACTTTAACTTTACCTGTAACAGCAGTCTTTAGCTTACTGCCGGGGTTAGCGGCCCTGTAAGCCTTAACGCCTTTCTCAGTCATGCCTGCGCCAGATTTAGTAGAGCGATAGTTGCCGCCCTTGCCTGTAGTCTTGCGTATAGGTTTATCTCGTCGTGTTGCCATAATTATGCCGCTTTTGGTGCTGGCTTCTTAACTGGCTGCTTCTTGGCTTCAAGCTCTTTAATTTTAGACTCTAGTTCTTCAAACTTCTTGTTAACTTGGTCTACAATCTGCATTAGCTCTGTGCGTGTAACTACCATCAATTTATCCTTGTCTCAGTTGAAGGGGTTGCTGGGGTTGCATGGGTTGCTGTTGAGGTTGATTTTTTAGGTCAATCTCTTTTTCTTTCAAGAATGTCTGAGCAATCTTCATTCGACGCTCAAACTCCTTGTCCTCTTGGTCTCCTGCCTTCAGGTTAGCTGTGACTGCCTTAATCTGGTCAATCTGTAGCTCCTGTGGTGCAAGCTGTGTTTCTACAGCAATCTTCTGCGCTCTGGCCTGAGACTCCTGTGCCTGACCGTTGAGTGCTGCTGTCTGAGACTGCTGGAAGGCCATCTGTGCCTGTGCAGCCGCTTGTTGCATCTGCTGTTGCTCAGGTGTAGGCTGTGATGCTTGCTCTGCCTGCTGTAGCTTAGCCATTAGTTCTTCACGGTTAGACAGGTTCATGTTGTCAATGATTGACTGAATTAGCGTGTTGTACAATGGAGACTCTGCTGGCATGGTTTGCAACAGTTGTACAAGTTGTGTTACTTCGTACTCACGAGCAATGATGCCCAAGGTAGACGTAGTGTTAAACTTGTAGTCCTTGACAGGATAGTTCTCAGGATCAAACTGCATGTAACGACAAGCAGCCATCTTAACAAATGGAATCAGGAATGACTGTTGAAAGTTAATCAAGGTGCGCTTGTGACGCTTGATGATTGCACCAAGGGACATACTGATACCAGCAGCCGTAGCGTCACCGTTAATACTGCCGGGAATACCAGCGGAGTCAATAGCACCTGTAGACATCTGAACCATCTTCTGTAGTTCTGCTGCCTGTGCAAAAGTAATCTGACTGACTTGACCAAAGTTGAATGGATTAAGTACAGTCTTAGGGTCGCCATTGGTTAAGATGATCTTACCGGGGCGTACCTCTGGCCTAGAGCCTCTAGGAAGCCGTGTAGCGTCCATAGCCATCATTGGATGCACGGTTAGGGCTAGGGCATCAATACGTGCCCGTAGCTCTGTATCAAGCGCCTTCTGGCTGTTGTAGCCTTTCTCACACACACCACGGCCCCAGAACCTACCGGGAACTACATCCCAAGGAAAGGCCACTACAGGACGATCCTGCATCATGTACGGATTAGCTTCTGCTTTTAGCAGGATGCCTCCATTAGCCACAACCACAATAGCTTCGACGTAATAGCTTGCATCTTCGTCTTTCTCTGGTTCCTCTACTTCAATATCTGCAATGTCTTCATCATCGTCAAGCATTGCTTCCTTTTCGCCAATCTCCAAGAGGTAGCGAGGTACAAGACCGTAGTACTTAGTTAGGCGTACCTTGTCTTCGTCGTAGCTTGTAAGGTCTTGGTCTGGCTCTAAGTCATAGTCACTAGCCGCCTGACCTACGTACACGTCCCTGTAGACACCTTCTTCCTGTAGTTGTTGCACCTTGTGTCGTGGCACAAACTCGTCTACAGCGACTCCTACAGCGTCCTGTATAGTAGTTGCTACAGGATCAATCAAGAAGTTCTGTGGCATTACAGGGCGCAGCTTGACTACTGTGCGGTCTGTGACGTTTACACCTACTGCTTGTAGCTGTCCGTCCATGATAGGTTGTGTAGCAGGAGCCATTTCTTTGACTTCCTCTAGCACTACTTCAGCTACACCAGTGCCAAATACTGCACTGTTAATCAAACATTCGCCTACTTGCTTGCGAATCTGTGTTTTTTCAAAGTCTTCATGCAGTTTTTGCCGTAAATACACGACATCTTGCGACTCAGCATCGCCAAGTTCGTCCGTAATATCAAAGTATTTGCCTCTACCAAAGGTGGCCTCCTCAATCTCAGCTACACTAGACTCTACCGCCTGCTGTAATGCAGGGGAAATGATACGTGAACGCTCACTTTTGCGCTCTATGTCCTCTGCTGCCCAGATTCCACGCCATAGACGGTAAAATTCTTCAAACCTTTCTGCATAATTAGACTCATAGTGGTCTCTCCACGAGTCACACTTAGCCATTACCCAGTTTTCTAGGTGTTCGTCGCTAGACAGAACGTCATTATCGCCGTAATCCATTACCGACCCCTTCGTAATTTTCTATTTCGGGCTGTTTTGGCTGCTTGCTTGAACGATTTAGCGGTAGGAGCGCCTTTACTACCGGCTTTACGCATCGTTTCGCCACTACCGGCCTTAATCCGCTTACGTTTAGCATGAATGTTACTATATAGTCCCTGCTTTGCCATGTTAATATCCTGTTACAACGTCCAAGACCTCAAGATCATCAATCTCAAAGTCATAACTGTAGGCTACTTTAGCTAGTTGGTCTGTGTACGCAAAAGCATCCACAAGGTCATCATGTGTCAATGGGTCAGGGAACTGAAACAGTTGATCTAAAAACTTACTATTCCACTCACCTTTGCCCAAGGTAATCTGACCGTTCTCAAATCTACCCTGTAGTGCCCACATAATTCTGTCTGTCTTTTTACGGTTGCCGTGGGTTAGTTCTTCTACAACAAAGAATCTACCGTTCTGCTTCATCATGTCCATCAATGGTGACATGACAGCCTGCTTAGAGATACCACGCTCTATCCCTACGCTGATGGGCCTGTAGTCCCGCACAGCCTCAAATATCTTCCTAGCTGTCTCCGCTAAGTCCCATCTACCGTGTATGATGTTCTCTAAGTGCCAGCCGTTTTCATTGACCTTCACTACTGCAATTGCAGATTCATCCAGCTTAGAGTTTTTAGTTCTTTTCTTACTTACGTCCTCAAAGCCAGCCAAGTCAATACTGATGTAGTAATCACCTATGTCAGGTGTCTCATCAAACACAACCCAGTCTTCCTTAAACATCTCTGAGCCTCTGGCTTCAAAGGATGCCATAAACTCTTGACGAAAGGCGTAGGATGACATAGACTTTTTAGCTAGGTCAATCTCGTCTGGGTCTAACAACTCGTTGTCATAGCTTGTAAAGTGCCATGACTCATAGGACTCATCGTCACCTAGCTCTGCGTATTTGTACAGGTCGTAGAAGTGATTACGGCCCATAGGCGTACCAATAAACAGCGCAGCGCCCTTTTGGTCAGCCAAGGCAGGTCTAAGGATTTGCTCAAAAACCTCTGGCTTCATGTCTGCGTACTCGTCCATCACTAGGAACTTTAGTGATACACCACGCATGGTCTCAGGTCTATCGGCACCTTTAAGGCTTATGGTTGCACCGTTGACCAGTTTAATCTGTAGGTTGTTTATGTGACTAGAGGTTACAACAGGGTGCGCCAGCTCCAATAGTGTTTGCCACATGATGTCTCTGGCCTGTCCCTGTGTTGGAGCTACATAGAACACATGGCCTTTGTCTGCCTGTAGAGCATTGACTATCAACATCCATGCTGCTAGTCTGGACTTACCTGTACGTCTACCGGCAGCTACAATCTTGAATCTGGTGTTGTCTGACCAGACTTGCTTTTGCCAATCCAGTAGTTGTATGTTAAGATCAGTCATAAAACCACTTGACTACATACTCATCAAGGTCTTTTTCCTCTACACACTCATACTCTACGTCTAACTCAGGATCACCATCCCAGTTTAGATTTTCTTGTTGTGCTAAAGTCTTTAGGTAGTCTTTGTTAGTGTTCACTAACTATACGTCCACATTACAGGCGCATCAGTAGCTCTAATGTCTACATGCACAAAGCCACCAGCTACACCAATACCAGTAAAGCCTAACTTAACAGCATTCTTTACTATAGTGTACCTTTGTAGCCCAGAGGATACAGCTATGTCTGCTGCAATACCCTGTGCATGTGTACCGGGAGTTTTTTTCTTTAATTCAATAGGATGGTCAGGTGATCTATAGCCACTTGTGATTACAAAAGGGAAACCACAGTGCTCTCTAAGCTCATCTAAGGCAAAGATTAGCTCATCCTCAATTTCATTCTCACCTGTTTCTTTACATACAAACTCATTCCTACTGAAGTACTTAAACATCTGTGTATTCTCCTTCTATAGGGTCATTAGGTGTAACATCAGTTTCTACTGAGCCACTACCTATACCTGAGATTGTAATGGATACTGCTGAGCGCCCACCGGCACTATCTTTCTCAAAGTAACTCAAGGGCAGCATACGATCCATAACTAGCTTCCAAGCTGCTGCTTGATTCTTATGGTCATCATTTAGTGCTGCATCAAATATACTATCTAGTACTCTACGAGACTTAGGACTAGCTAACATCCTAGCTTTATACTCATTGATAATTGAAGCATCACCTTTAGGTCTACCTACCTTACCTCTAGAGCCACTAGTCTTATTGACTATCTCTCCTTTCCTTGGTCTACCTCGCTTACGCTTAGGAGGATCATCTTGATTATCCATAATGTATTTACCTTAAGCTATCTAAGAATACCTATTTATTATAGCATATTTTTTAGCATTTGTCAAGTACTTTTTACTGTTATTTTCTTGACTTGATCTAAGTTTCTATTTCTCTTGTGTATTCAAGAGGTTACATAAGTTAGTAATTACTTACTTTTTTATCATTTTACTGTAGTTTTCTAATTTTTACTTTTGAGAACCTGAGTGCCTACTACAATAATTAACATCAGCGCCAGCGGCCCCCCGTACCTTTATCGTTAGCCCCATGCCCCAACAGTTAGACTTAGGCGCACCACAGAACCTAACCGTTAGACTTAGGGGCGCAATAGATTACAACAGTTAGACTTAGGGGCGCGAGGTAGTCTAACGGTTTGCTTGAGTGGACTTGAGAATGCTAAAGAGTGAATGTCTATATAGTAGCACTAAGGTTCTCACAGGTAGGCATAAGCACCTAATTGATTATAACCAAATGATCTAAGAAACTTCTTGTCTTTGTGGTAGTCGCTGGGCACAATGGCTTCACAACACAACCAAAGAGGATCTAACAAAATGAGCGACACAACATACAACGGATGGTGCAACTTTGAGACATGGCAGGCCGCTCTGTGGCTGGACAATGACG